AGTTACACCTTCTGGTTTGCTGTTTACATATTCGCCAAGCTTCTTGGTAAATTCGTGGATTACATTCCTGCCTGTTAGGTCGTAGCTCAGGTGCATGAAGACCTCTGTCTCGGCGAGGAACTTCTCTGCGTGTTTGAAGGACTCTAGGCTAATTTCTGTAGACTCTGCGGAGCTACCCATCTGCACAGTCAGAGCGAGTTTCTGTAGATGGATGTTCTTCCGTGCGTAGTACAAGTCCAACTTAGGGCTGGAGTTTATCCTGCTGTTTATGTACATACCCTTTTCGTAGCGTTCCTTGTGGTAGGCGGCACACTCTGCCGACATGGGTACAGGCCCACACAGGTTGGCAAGTTTCTTTACGTGCTGAACCACCGCCGCCCTTGCTTTAACATGCTTGTCCTCGAAGCCGGTGAACTGCCGAAAGAACCTAGGCTGCTCTTGGTAGATCACAACAAACCGCGAGGTAAAACCTTGCGAGATAAGATTCTCGTTGAAGCACTCGCGGATAAACGATGGCGTAGTGCCAGCTATCAGCGACACGCACACGTTTTGTACATTGTCTTTGCCCTGCTTCTTGGTGTAGTAGCGGTAGTTGCGTGCGTCGTAGAGTTGGTTAAGCATGTTGACGGTGTCCTCGGTGCGTTTCTTTAGGAAGACGCCGAGTTCCTCTACCAGCATCATACAGGACGCATGGATGTATTCCTTGCCGTCATCTAAGGTAAAGACCTTCGTGCAGTCACCAGCTAGGAACTCACTAAGGCACTCTGCCGTGATGCTGTCTGCACTATACTCGAATAAGGGTGTGGTCTTTTTCTTGTCCTTTGACATTACCTGCAGTTCGGTATCCTGTATGATATCGGAGATCATAGAGATTAGACGGCTCTTGCCACAGGCGGGAGGGCCAACCAACAGCATGAACAGGTTAGGGTAGATTGCATTGATACCCTGTGATGTCCATACCCTACGCTGGAGGCAACTACTTATGAGAAAGTAAAATCCCCAGTCTATGAAAAGGTCTGGGGATTCGAGGTCTTCTAGGTACAGCCTCCAACTGTCACGTACCGTCACGCTACACCTCCCCATGTGTCGCCGATACAAGCCTCGCTCTTCATGGCGAAACGCTCACCACGTGGCGAAACTAGATCACAGTTCATTATAGCCATAGTTTCCTTGGCAACGTAGTCCACGTGTTCTGGTGGACATTGCAGTAGGACGCTATCGTGATTGTTCTGTACGATATCTACGTCCATTGAGGACAGGGGGTCTTTTTGATTTTCTATTTTCTGTTGCATTTTAGTAAACGTGATGTTGGTTATTGTCCCAACGGTTGATTGCGGTACGAAAGCGTAGGCTTCCTTGTGCATGGATTCGTCTATGATAGAGGTAAAGACACGGGGGTAGCCGAAGAGATTGCGTAGCACACCGTCTCGGCGTAGAGTATCGACAGTCTCCCTGTGCCAGCCTCGTATCTCTGGGAACAGGTCGTGGTAAGTGTTGAGGAATACCTTGGCCTCGGCCTGAGATATGGAGACCTTGCCCTCAGACTTCTGTAGGAGATTCAGCCTAAACGTAGGGGGCTTCATGCCGTAGTTGCTGGCATGACAAACCATCTTGGCAATGAAGTAGTAGCGTTTCTCTGCGCTCCAGTTGTCGCTGGACTTTATTAACTTGTCGAGTTCGCCCCAGCCTCGCAGCGTAGCAACCTCGGCAATCGGTGCAGTACAGTAGTTATCGACCGAGCGGCCCAGTTCTGCAGACCACACTTCGGCAAACAAACGAAGGGCAACATACACATGACTTTTAATCCCATGTAGAAAGAGACTGCGAAAGTTACCCTTAGCACACAGGTAAGAAACGACAAGTGCCTCTGCACCTGACTGATCCACTTGGACAAAGACTTTGTTTTCATCTGGTAGGAATATCTTGCGTAAATCCTTGGGGAAGTTTTGCACGTTTGTACCCCAGCGGCCAAGCAATCTTTTAGAGGCTAGCCTAAACGTGGTAGTCCCGGCCAAGTTGTACCCCGTGGTAATCCTTTCCTTGGTTGTTCCACGTGGAACATACGGTGGGAACTTTAGCTGCCCCGACTGCTTGGCTACGCCACGGTACTTTAGGATGATGGTGAGTACAGGATTCGGGTGCTTCAGACGTAGCTGCAGCAGAGTCTTCTCATTGGTCATATCCTTGACCGGCTTCTTATACCCCATACCATCATATAGATAAGCCGAGACCTGCTTGGGGCTGTTAGGATTCAACGTATACCCCACAAGCAGCTTCAACATACGAGAGAGCTGGGCGCAGTAGCGCGTGTTGTAAACCACACGGTCGTCTAAGTCCTGCTTGTTGTAGTTGATACCCTGCAGCATGGCCGTTAGATACGGTGCGATGCTGTCGTTTACCTGTTGGATACTGTCCTCTGCGTAGAGTTGCTTCGCGTGGATGGTTAGCTTTGGTTTGAGTAGGGCTAGGCTTATAACATCCTTGGCGTTGTAGTGGTAGAGGGAGAGGATTTGCTGCTGGTTGCGCGGTTCAAAGACACCGTCGTTCTTGTGGTACTCGCGGTCAGCGTAGAGGGAGATGCAATGGCCTAGGGATTTCTCGACTTCGGGGCATAGGCGATGGTGTGCGAGCATCGTATCGTAGACTTTGCGCGGGGCAGGGATACCATACTTGTAGGCCATGACGAAGAGGTCGAACAAGGCATTGTGGATTACCACCGTATTGTCGCGGAATGCCACCGCCAAGGCTCTTAAAATTCTTGCTGTACCCAGACCACCATAGTAGTACGCACGGCGCGGGATTTCGTACATCGGAACACAGATAGCTTCCGCCTCTGACCAACCGTACCCAAAGCACGTAAGCGTCAAGTCACTAGCGGTCTCTACGTCAAAGAATAAATCCTTGCCCTTCGTTTCTGTAAGGTCTTTAACTACTGCTTCAATATCTGGATAGATTACCTCACCCAACTCTTCTATCTTTGGCTTTACCAGAAGATACCGACACGCTTTCTTGATATCTTTCCGTAACCAAAACCGCCAGTTCTGTCGCTTGGTCTTACCGTGCGTAGCCTTATCATCGTCGCTGCCGCCGGTGTACTCTGTGTTAGGGTTGAAGTAGTTCTTGCGATCGAAGGCATCCTGCGGCATATACGACGCGAGATGTATAACGTCACCCTCCATCCAAGGGTTGCCTCTCTGCTCATCGAGACCTACGCCCGGTTTGTACTGATGCAAAGACTTACGCCCAAGCAACAACACAACCCTAGTGTTCGGTAGGTAGCCTGCGTTTAACGTAGACAACGTACGCAGGTCACAAGATTCACGGCTAACCCCAAGTGTAGAATCGAAAAACGCCCCCGCGTAGCCGCTCATAAGAACGTGGCGGTCAAACCGCGAGGGCGTGTCGATTACGACAGTTAGGCCTGAGTATTTCTCAACAGGCTTATGACGCATCGGTTGGCAACTCTAGCTCCATGAGCTTTGCTGTAGCGATCTCTTCAGACTCCTTGTTGAAGTCTTTATTAGACTTGAAGTTCTCGTCTGCGTAGGACGCAATCAAAGAACCGGCATCTTGAAAGCCAGCCTTGTATCCAACGACGAGAACCTTTGCCATGAGTTCCTTTAACCTGTGCGCCAAGGCTTCACAGTCTTGAGGCTTCTTAGGGGCCAAGCTTTCCAACTCTTGCTTTACGTGTTCAATTACTGTCAACGTGGCCTCCTTAGTCCTAGTGATAAAAGACGGGGTACGTACTGGTTTAGACGTAGCTTCCTGTCTCGTGCTTCTACCTTTAGCCTCTTATGTAGGCCTTCCGGTATTAGTATCGCGCAGTATCTTTTTACGCGCCCATCAGATTTAGGTTTTGTTATGTTCATTTTATTTTCTGTAAGTGAGGCTTGCGTTTGTTTCAGAAGGGGGTGAAAGAGTTACACCTACCTGACGTAGAATCTCTCCACGTACCATACCGCAAGCCTCGTATGAGACTAGAACCCCGACAGATCGTGGTCTTCAGCAGCTTCTAACCTGCGTTCCACGTTGTAGCGATAGTTCGCCAACGGCTGCCCAGTTATGGGGTCGATCATAGGATCACCTGTGATCTCGTCCATCCTAGACTCGGTCTTCGTGTAGAGTACAGCCTTAAAAGCTTTACCCTTTAGACCTGCCGCTATGTCATCGTACTCTTCCAGCTCAAAATCTTCTGGCAGATCAAAGATTTTGTGATACTCCTTCAGACTCCGTGATGGAATCAGAGGGTAGTCCCTAACTTGAACGCCACCGACTTCAACGAAACCCCTAGGCCCGTTAACTTCTGTGGGTTCCACAACCTCAGCTACAACAGCAACCATGTCGTTGCCCTTGCTGCTAACCTTGCGCTCGGCTTCGACAATGCGAAGCGTGTATGTACCGTTCGGGAGGTAAGGCCTACCCGAACTTTCCGTAATGTCCTTTAGACTTATTCTAGCCATTAGTTATTAGTATGTAGTATGTGTTTATGTTTATCGTAGTGTATCGTACACGTATCCCCTACACTCATAGGGAAAGTAATCTTGAGGTGTCTGCCGCGCCACACAGATGTACGCTAAGTTGTCTTACCAACCCTGTCCCCGCAGCGGAGTCAGTCCCCGCTTTGAAGGGCGACGGAGGCCCAAGTCGGCAGTCGCAGACATATGACAAACCGCAACTGCAATTACGCACCTCAAGATCTAAATTCATTCCTAGAATCTCCACCACCTAGACAGGGGTAGGCAATCCTCGCGATTCTTAATAGCCCGGTCTCTAGCCTCTTTCAGTTGGCTGTCCGTGAACATGTACGGGGTAAGCTCAGTTCTGGTTTTAAGGTACGTAAAGACGTACGACTTGTTAGCTGACTTTTGCTGGCTGGTGTTTGCTACTACAAACAACCGCCCTAGTTTTGCTTTAGGTTTTTTCATTCGTAATGTTCCGCTGCTTTTTTTATACCCATTTCCTTGACCTTTAATCTTATCTTATCCATCTGCTTCAGACGTAGCCTGTGCATTTCTTGGCGTACTACCGGATGCCATATAGCCTTGATTGCCCCAGAGATTCCTACCTTGGAATGGTAGTTGTCTCTGGCCCATTGTACGTAGTCTTCGGTTTCTTTGGTTGTTAGTTTCATTTCAGTCATAGTATTGATCTAGATAACAAGCTCATCTTTAATGTATGGTGTTGTTGTGTAACCCTCTAAAATCTCTGCAGATTTCATTGGTATGTACCACTGTGATCCTGCTCCGTGATAGCCGTCTGAGCCACCACTTAGTATTGATTCAAGACTTAGTTTAAGGTATAACTTTTTTACTAGGTCTGAAAAAACAAACAACTTAACAGCATTGTTTTTAGCATAGTCGAGTAGCCTCTTGTCAAAACTTAGTGATTCGCTCTGCCATAAAACTGACGAAGCAAACGGAAACTCTCTTACAATGGCGTCTCCAATATGCTTTCCTACGAATGTTTTTCTGCCGTTAACCGTGGTGTAGATTGCTTTACTCTTAGGCATAGTATTCCTCCACTTTCTTTAGCACCTCCACAATATCATTCGGTATCAACTGTTCGTCAAACATACCCATTGGGGTCTTGGCCGAGGTAACCCCGTCCGTGTTAGTCTGAAAAAAGTATTCCATCTCTTCGGTCTTCTCGTTCTTGCGTACCTCGGTGAACAACACCATGAGGAACTCCTTCTCTACTGCACCTTCGTGAACTTTACCTTGGACTTTGACCCTACGGTGGGAAGACTCCCCACCTGTGATCTGCGGTATCTTCACGATGTCGTCTACTGCCGTGAAGATAATCGTAGCCTTGTCGTTCTTGATAGAGTCCAGCATGTTGCGGATAGTTCTATTGTAGAACGACCAGATATCGTAGCCCTTGAACGAGTTCGTGGCAAGCGTATTTACCTGCTCCACGTATTTAGTGAAGGATTCCACCACGATAGTCTCGCAGTTGTCTTCCTTTAAGGTTTTCTCAAGCAGCCTAGGGAAGGCGTTGGCATTCTCTACAGGAACGATGTTGAACCTGCTGGCGTTACGAAAGGGGAATCCCTTTCGTTCCAAGTCTAGGATGTAGGTAGTCTCTGGGTCTAGGTTACGCAGCGACGTACTCTTGCCGCTGCCACTATGACCCACGATTGCTATTAGTGGTTTATACATTATCTGTTTCTGTTGTTACTTCTACTTGTGTTTCTGGTTCAATGATACCAAAGAAGGTATCGAATTCTAACTGCTCCTCGCTGGGCCACTCGTTGCGTAGTAGCATAAGCCCGATGAGTCCGTAGTTTGCTATGTCCTTGAAGGTATCCTCCAGCGATTCGTGCTTGGGGGATTCCTCCTTGTCCATCAGCAAATTCGCAAGACGTTCTACCTTGTCGTACAAACGCACGCTAAGGCCTTTCGTACCGAACCGGCTGATGTTGCCCGGCCCGTAGTCTTTCTGCTTCGAGTCTAGGAGACTGACGCACTCCGCCGCTATGTACAGCGCACGCTTACCTGCTATCGTATCCAGTTGTATTTTCATTTGCTAAGTGTCCTTCCGATTAGTATGGACATATTCTGTATAGACTTGTCTATTGCGGTTAGCTTACTTCCGAGCATGTCTGCCGCTGCTAAGATCGCTGCGGTGTGGCTGGCAGAGTCAGTAGTCAGTATTCCTGTCATCTCGTTGTCCTGTAGCGTAGCTTCAAGGGTCGCATTAAGTGACTCCAAGGCTGCCGTGTATCGTAGCAAGGTAAAGTTATCCATGCCGTCTCTGTAGGCATCGTGCCTAGCCTTTAGTGTTTTTTCTGTTACTTCCATAATGTTATAGTTGGAATTGTAGTGGATCGTAGACCTTGCGGGTGTAGTCCATGTTGACTATGGACTCCCTGTCACCGGCTGAGTTTGCCGTACACAAGGGAGTAAACCCACATAGGCCAAACTTAGTCTCGCAACAGGCGAAGTTGCTAAGGAAGATATCCTCACCGTCCTGCTCTGTGTACGTGTTGAAGTATATGTCCAGCTTGCTGCGTATCCTACCCACAAGGTCGTCAATGTAAGCTTGGAACTTGGCCAGCCTGTCGTTGCTGAACTCGAATATCTCGCTGCGTTCAAACTTGTTCTTGTTAGTTCGCCCAAGGAACAGGCCGTTAATCATACAGCCTACGTTGTCTTCGGGGAAAAGCTTATGCCAGATGAGGTTGTAGAACATAAGCTGCGGGGATATTTTGTAGGATGCGAAGTAGGAGGCAATGCCGTAGGCTGCCGTGGACTTGTGGTCTACGATGACAGGCCTGCCGAAGTAGGTTCCGACGAAGTCTATCGTGCCACAGAAGAGTACGTCCAGCTCCGGTGTCTGTAGGTAGGGGTAGGCGAAGCGCATCTCAAGTAGAGGGTCAGGGTCTTTGCGTACCTGTAGCCCTGTGTCCACCTTGTAGTATTGTTGGAGTAGGTTGACCAAGTGGGCTAGGTCTCGGAAGTCTTTGTCCGGTACAAGCACATCGGCGTAGTGATCTATGGCTAGGTTGGTAGCCTTCTCCTCGTCACCATCAGAGTAGTACGACTCCAAGGCCTTGTGTACTGCCGTGCCATACTCCATCTTATGGTTAGAGTTCCGCTTGCGTAGCCCTCGACACAACATATACCACAGCCTACGTTCGCACGCTGATTCCTTTATGAGTGACGCATCTATCTTTAATATAAGTTTACCCTCTTTTGTTTTTTCTAGGTTAAGTAATTCCATATGATCTCTTTAGTAGTTCTACCTTATCGAGTAGGTTTGGTTTCTCTTTCGGCACACGCTTCTTACGTGCGGTTTTAGCTTTAGATAACGTCACCTGTGGCTCGGTTAACTTTAAGTAGCAGTCGAAGTGTTGGAGTAAGTCCTCATCCGACATAGCCTCCAGCTTTTCTACGGTACAGTCTAGCAGTTCTTCAATCGTCATAAAGGTCTATGATAAATAGTGCTGAGAATAGCAGGGTAAAGAATACAGAGGCTACCGTTAGTATCAACAGGGGCATTCTGTGTTTATCTTACCACGTTTAACGCACCATTGTCCGTGTCGAACTCAAAGTCTACAAGTTTTTGCTGCTCTTCCAACCACTTGGTATCCTTCGTATCAACCCTGACGTTCTCCCTGTTGAATGTATCCATCTCCTCGGCTGTCTGTAGCCAAGCGAGTAGCTCTCCCTTCCATACGGACGAGTCCGCAAACTCATACTGTAGTTCTCTAGCTTTAATTTGGTTGCGTGTGGTGTCCTTGAAGTAAATCAAGACACCAGCGTTTGTCTTGCGTAGCGCAACCTGAGTGCGTAGTTCCCCATAGATTGGCCCGTATTCCGCAGAGTTATCGACAAGAAACTTGAAGCCGTCGGTTAACTTTACATAGAGAGTGTTGACTGTGTAGCCTGTCTCCTCCGCTGTGATTACGATATCCTTCTGACCATTAAGTAACTTATCCAAGATAGGCTTTATCTTGTAAGCACTGGTCGGACTGTACGTCGAGCGAGAAACTGCAGACTTGGTTCGCATTTTACGCAAGAGTGCGGAGTGATCCTCTAGGGTTGCGGCTTTTGCGCGTATCTTATCTGTATTGTTTATATCATCCATGTGTATAAAATAGGGTAGCGTAGTGTTTCTCACGGCCATGATTAAGCCGGTTCGTACATCTCGTACGACACCATGCTACGCTACCCTTGTTTACTTAGGCCTCCTTCTCGGCGGCCATCAGTTCCTCCATGCGAGCAAGGACAGCTTTGCCCTCGTCGAATTCGCCAGCAGCAAAGTATGCCTTGGCCTTCTTGAACAGTTTGCCGGGAGTCTCCCCGCCACCTGCTTCTGGAGTCCACTTGTCTGCGTCCTCCTTGGAGTAGATCACCAAGTCAGGGTACTTCTCCGTCAACTCGGCCCGTAGCTCATCAGTCGTCTTGCCGTTAGGCTTCAACGAGTTCTTTACCGTAGACCGAATTCGTGCGCTAACCTGCTGGTTCAGCAAGCCTAGCGTTTTTGCCTCACCGTACCTAGAAACTACGTCTGCTGTAGTCTTGAACTCTGGTACATGGAACTTGAAGTCTTTCCAATCTCCCGACTGGAAATGCTCCACCTCGTATGTGGTATCTATCGTTTGCATTTTATCTCTCTGTTACTTTCGCGCAGTTAACTGTTAGCGCAAAAAATTTAATTGTTGTTAAGGGAAAATCCTTTAACATGTAGTATTAAGCAGGAAGCGTGCCAAACCCGGTTAACAGTTGAATGTTTTTTCTTAGCCTACAGGCTGTAAGCAATTTCCTTACAAGGAAAGACAAGCTTACTTTAAGTGCAAGGCTTGGGCTATAGTGGGTCTCCTTATAGCCCAAGCCGGAGCGAGTTGCACGACATGCACGAGTTGCACAGTACACATGAATTCCGTTTTTACCTATCGCTGTGTTATGTGTACCGGTAGTTATCGGTCGCCCTCCCAATGGAAGTCTAGGCTATGTGGGCCTAGGACTTTATACTGGGTTGCCAATCGGAGTAGCTCTCGGACATTGCCCCTCAGTAGGGGAGGGCGTACCCATTGGCTTGCCTTAGCCCCGGCATGGAGTAAGGCGAGGAAGTCCTCGTACTCTGCGTTGGTCAGGATATTCTTGAGGATAAGGCGGGCATCTTCCATACGCTCCCTCAACGGCTTTAGCTTTAACCTAAACGTGGCTATCCTATGGTACAGGTCATCACGGAAGTCAGAACCCAAACAGTTTGTAGCAAAGACAAACCTGCCTGTGAAGTCCGTGTCCTCGTTCTCCCCTATCCTACGAAATTTGCGGGTCTCTATCAGTCGCAACAGCATCACCTGTATCGCAGGGGTTATGTCTCCGATTTCGTCCAGAAAAAGCGTACCTTTGGAGGCAGCGACCAGCAGACCCATACGACTGCTGGTTGCCCCGCTGTAGCTTCCCTTTACATGGCCGAAGAGTTCGGCCTGTACCAAGGCGTCAGGCATAGCCGATAGATTCAAGGCTATAAACCTACCCGTGCGCCTACCGTGTAGCCTTTCCGCCACAAGTTCTTTACCCGTACCTGACTCGCCCGTGATAAGGACAGACTCAGGCCTATGGGATAGCTTGTCCGCTGCCTCTAGCACACGCAGACAGTCGGCGTCTTGGGTTATAAACTTCCCCGTGTTGTAGGCTATGTTCTGTTTCTTGAGAACCTTGAGCTGGGCTTCTAGGCTAGGCATTCTTGACCTCCTTAAACTTCTTGGTGACCAAAGTCTTGAAGGCTTTGTCTATCCCGTCTGTATCCGTAAGGCCAGAGACATCGTACCAGAATACCAGTTCGGCTTGGTCTTTCTGTATGGTAACGTCGGAGTCCTTGATCTCGCCCATGCTTATCTGTGTACCGTAGCCCCCGCTCTGGTGATAGCCGTACTGTATACGTATCTTCTCAGACTCCAGCTCTTGGAGGTGGAAGAGAAACCTACGCATCATAAACGTAGCGCACATGGCGATACACAGTCTATCGGCGTCGATCATCTCTTGGAAGTCCTTGAGCTTGACGTAGGTTATGTGAACACCACCGCTACCGCTACAGGGGAAGGTAGCTATGACCTCGCAACTGTAGCCCATGGTTTCTAGGTGGTCTACCGCCTTGTATATCAAGGCTCCCCTATGGAAGTAACACTCCTCCGGTATGCCGTTATGATTCCAACAGTTGACGTAGATGGTAAGCAGGCGTTTGCCTTGGGTTATAACGGTATCGCTTTCCTCTTCCTCTAGGAAGTGTTCGGGGCTAGCGTCAGTTGTCGCTGCCTCTATGTTTACCACACCACCTGCTATAGTGGGTACGTAGTCGGTAAGGTACTCTTCGAGTGGGGCTATGGCCTCGACGATAGCTTCGTCTACCTTTGTTTTCTCTAGCCTATCCAGACCCCAACCTCCTGCGTCAAGCAGGAAGACAGCCTCCGTCCATGACTGCGTACCGTACCAGTCGTCGTTGTCTGCATCCTTGTGGGATGCGTAGCTGTTCAGGATTTTCTTATGTTCGCTACGTACTGGGTCTTTGTCTAGGGCAGAGCGGAACTCATCCCATGAGTATATGGTTTTGGTTAAGTCTTTCATGGTTCAGAAGGGTACATCGTTGTCGTCTAGGATTTCCTTAACGTCTTTGGGTACGTCAGGTTTCGATTCTTTCTTGGACTTGTACTCATCAGAGGCCAAGTCTTTGATTTCGTGGCTGGGCTTCCGTATGTCCACACGCTTCTCGGTGTAGATTTCCAGTAGCCTACGTTTCTGCTCGCCCTTGACCGAGCGAAACACCGTAGCGTCCAAGGCTGCGAACTCATCCCACCCTGCCTTAGCCATTAGGTTTACACATTGGCGTAGGTTGCGGGTCGCAAAGATTACCCGTATCTTATGAGTCTGGGCGTAGTCTCGCATCGCTTGGAACCTATCGATGAACTTATCGAACTGACTCTGGGTTATCTTCGGCTCGTCTACGGATTTGTATAGGCCAAGTGTCCATAGCTTCTCTGCGTTAGCATCGTAAGGCCACTCGACGCAGACGAACTCGTTGAGGAGGGCTACGTCTAGGGCGTTGCGTCCTATGTATTCCCTGTCTGGCCCTAGTCCCCACGTGTTTGCAGTACACATGAGGTGGCACTTGGGGTTGACCTCCTGCATACCGTACGGCATGTAGATATGACCGGAGAGTATGCCCTTGATAATCATTAGCACGTTCGAGTTGCCGTTGTCTATCTCATCGATGACAGCTAGGCCACCCTCTTGGATTATCTTAGTGAACACACCGGGGACGTAGTTACCCGTGGCATTGTTGAAGCCTATCAGGTCATGGGTCGCTGTCTGTTTGTTGACTTGCCGTATAGCGTAGTGCTTGCAGCCTAGGGCTTTCTTGACTGCGTGGGTTACGCGAGTTTTACCGCTGCCCGTAGGCCCGATAATCATAGCGGGTTCTCCCGAACCCATCACCTCTATCAAAGGTTTCAGTTGGTAGTGCTGACCCTTGACGCTGGTGTAGTTGACTACGTTATTGCTAACGTGCTGCTTAATCTCCAAGACTACGTTCTGTTGTGTAGTCTCGGCGATTCGTGTGTCTAGCTCGCTGAACTTGGTAGCGAACTCTTCCTTGACGGAGGATAGAATCTCCTCGGTCATACCTTTTATCCAATTATTTTCTGTCATTTGTATTTTCTCCTTCCTCGTCTAACTCTTCTACGCAAAACTTCAGTATGTAATCATCTATATCTATGTGTATGTCTGTCTTAAAAGTTAGGCGTCCAAGAACAAAGCCTTTGTCCTTGTTGCCTAGGTTGCTACAGTTATCCAATGAGTAGCCCTTGATAAAACCCTTGTCCTGTAGAAAGCTCAGGATAGAGGGTACATGGCTTCTGCATGCGTGGAATAACTCCTCTTGATCTACCTGCAGTATGTAGCGGTGGTCTAATTCTATGTATTCTTTGTCCATGTTAGTAGAATAGCATGTGGCCTAGGGCAGTTCCGACTAGCCAACTTAGGACAGCCATGGCTAGCCATACCTTTGCCGGGATTGTGTTAGTCATCTTCCCTCCTTATAGAGTTGTCCTTTGGTGTTTCTAAGGACTCAAGCCATATCATTTCGAGTACCGACCAGTTAAGGTTAACCGGACATGGCTCGTCTGTGATACCCCAAGTGCCTTGGCCTGCAGTTGACTGCAAACATTCTACACTTGATAGGCGTACTAACTCTCGGCTGCTTTCGGTATACTCTATGCAATGTCTTAGGCTATTCATTTGTTTCCTCCTGTACTGTAAGGTTCTCGTCTTCTAGTTCTTGGTACTCGTTGTCGGATGCTATGTCCTGTTGTACCGTACCGTTAGTGAACACGTTGACCCAGTTTTCCTTTCGGCCTACGCTTGCGTTGATACAGTTTAGCTTAGCTTTGACTCGCTCGCATACTGTTTCCTCGATGGTGTCCTTGTACCATACGACCTCTTGGGTTGTGTCCGAGATCGAGGTGATACGGTGGCCTCGGCCTAGTGCTTGGACTAAGTCTATGGCTGACCATGTGGGTGGTATGATTATGTGTCGTGGTCTACCCTCTTTGGAGTTGTGGTGTAGAGAGATGCCTACGCCACCTGATCGCATGGTGAAGAGTAGGACATCGGACTTACCCTCTTGGAACTTGGCTCGCTCCGCCTCACGCTTGGTGGGGGACTGGCCTCCGACTATATGGGATATCCTATCCTCGGACAAGCCTTCGTTACGCAGGGCTTTGTAGGCCAGACGCATGGGATTAACAAAGTTAAACACCACGATAACCTGTCGCCCACGCTCCGCCATCTCTATCGCACGCTTAGCCATGCGTACAGCACGTACCTCTTCGGCTCCCTCGCGGAACTTTTGTATGGCAACTAGCATTTCGTTCGCGCCGAAGTTAGAGTTCCGCATCTGCTCTTCGCACTTGCGCTTGAAGGCTACGAAATAGCTATCGTAGTGTTCGCGCTCGGCTGCTGTATCGAACTCGATGAGGCGACAGCGGGTATGAGTCTTGTGCTTGTAGCGTACCTTGGGTACAAAGACAGCGTACGGTTTCATTGCGGTACGTAGCCTTTCCATGTGCGCTTGGCAGAGTTGGGTTGGCCTACCCCAGCGCGCTATGTTTTGCAGTAGTTGGGGTACGGTTTCTGTAGTGCAGGGTTCGCCGTAGTGTTCCATGCCTACGCCTTGGACTACGCTTCGCGCCTCGGATACTTTTTGGTAGGGTGTAGCCGAGATGAAGATACGCTTGACGCCTGCAGGGATAGACCACGAGAGCTGAGTCTGGGAAGAGGTGTCGTTCTTTAGGCCTTGGCACTCGTCGAAGACTACCAGCGAGGGTACACGTGTGGGCTTCCAAGCGTACACCTTGGAGTTATTGTACGGGTTCTTTGCGGACTCCCAGTAGAGGCTATTACCTAGCTTACCTCTGAATCCAGAGTACGACATAGGAAATATCTTGTGGGTTAGAGCAAACTGATTGATAACCTCTAGGGTCTGCGGGATTACTGCTGCTGGCGTAACCCATAGGATAGGCATAGGCCAGTCGGACTGTATCTTAATCAGTTCGTTGTCGAGTAGGTACTTGATGACAGGGAGTACCATGTATGTTTTGCCTAGCCCAGCGTGGGCTTGCAGTAGTATCCCTTGTTGGGATTGTAGCTTACAGGCTGCGTCGGTTGCAGCCTTGATTTGGAAGGGCATCTTCTCTACTCCTGCTTCAGAGACTATCTTCTCGATAGCTTGTTGGACTATGTCCGTACTCTCAGGTACGGTATCTGTGTTTGTTGTTGTCATTTTTCTCTCATGGTTTGTGGTTTATACTTTCGTCTAATCTGTAGGGATGGAACTCGTGTAGACCAAGGCCTAGTTTGATAGGGCCATAGTATTGTACGCCCTCTTTCTGACGTAGCTTATGATCTGCCTCTACCAGTTCTAGTATACCATTGAGTCTTTCTCTCGTTAACTTTGTAGGCTTACCGGCAAACTCCAGTCGTAACATACGAAACTTCTGATAGTTACTGTATGTTTTGCCTATTGTGTCTAGCGTAGCTATTCTTCTACCGTGAAGGTACATATAGGTACGGCCACAGTTATCTCTGTTTTTGTGGACTACCGTGTTTCCTAGGCTGTGGATTTGTTCTTTTGTGAAGTATTCTAGGAATACGGATGCTGCTTTGTGGGTTATTTTTCTCATGGTTTGTGGTCTATGTTTTACTGTTCTATCAGTTTTAGGTGTAGGCTACCTTTTAGTTGGTGGCCTCTGTCTGTTAAACCCATTTCGTGGTCTAGCATACCAAGAGCAGAGACTAGAATTTCTCTTTCTGTCTCCGTTATGTACAAGGCATATTGTATGCTACGTACCTGATCCTCGTTTAACTTACTTGTTCTGGGATTGTAGACTATCTTTTCTCCACCGCATGATGCTCCGTTTTCGTTTTTCATTTCTTAGCCTTTGTCTTTCATTGGTCTTAAGAGTATCGGTCGAACTTTCCTGTTACCTTTTTGCCTACATAGCATACGCCATCAGAGAACATAAAGTATAAGCCTTTGATACCGTAGGTTTCGTGGTTGTCGGGATGTAGGTTTAGTTTATGAGGATGGCTAGGCGAGCTGCTTTGCCAGTCTTTATCTGCTGTAAACATAGCGTGCAGATTTCTGTGTAAGGTACGACACAGCTCACCTTCGATATCGAATAACCTATCGACTACATAGCCCTGCCTGTACGAAAAGTACTCTAGCTGGTCATCGGCATCGTAGAAGTAAACACTCTCTAGGTTAATACCGTTGTCAATTAACTCTAACATTTCTTAGCCTCCTCCTGTCTGCCTTCTAGTCTACCCTCGGCACGGGCTAAGTCTTTCTCGGCTTCTGCTAGGTAGCCTCGGAGTCGGGCTATGTCTACGCTACAATTCCATCGTTTGCTGTTAAGCAGTCCGTTGGTTAGGTCAAGCCCTGCTTGCTCTACGCGATGGGTTAGGTACTTTAGCGAGCAATCCTCGCATAGGTCTAGCGGTGCGGTTATTTTACCGCAACCGTAGCATGGTAGTTGTGGTCTAGACATTTTCTTATCCTATCTTGTTTTGTGGTTTTATCCCGTGTTGGGCTAGTTGCCTAGCGCGTTCTTCTTTTCTTGCGCTAAGTATTTTCTCGCCTTGCTTTATGGCGTAGTTACGCTTGGCCTGAGAATATGCTATCTCTAGCTCAAGGTTTACTTGCTGTATGGTTTTCATTTTCTGTGTAGTAGCCGTAGGTTACTGGCCTAGGCTAAATCTTTGAGGGCTTCGACGGCCATGGGGTAGAGGGAATCTACCGTAGCCTTTTGTGTGCGTAGGTTTAGGTTGTAGATGCTTTGGCGTGCCTTTGCAGGGCTACGCTTGAGGACTTTCTCGAAGTAGGCTATGACGGTGTCAGTCTTGTGGTCTTGCTCGTCGCGGAGTGTAGACTCTTTCGCTCGACGCTGTGCCATAACTCTCCATGCTTCGCTACACCACAAGCGTGCCGTGCCTTGGCTTAGCTTAGGCATGGATGTATCTGACCAAGTCTTCGCGTACTCTTGGCCTTGGTACTCAACGACTACGCCCTTGCACTCAGCGTGGGCTATCTTGGCTGCCTCATCTAGGCTAATCTCTACTGATTCCATACGCCCGGTGTAGTCGTCATGTATAGGATTGCCCTTGGTCAGGGCGAACTCTACCCAAACCTGACATAGGCTAGGGTCTTCGAGGAGGTAGGCTAAGTGATTTTTCATAGTTAAAAGAAAAAGTATACCATACTTTCCTTAAAAAGCGAGCATAATCTACGGTTACCTTTATACTCTAACTGTTGGGAGAGTGTGCTTTACTTACTGGATTTAATGTACTTAGTAAATGTTTGGGAGCTATGGTAGGTTATAGAATTATAGAAAGATTGTAAAAGTATCATCGGGGGTAGGCATAAAAAAACTCCCCGCCACATTGGGCGGGGAGTGTAGACTTGGGGCAAGGGATTATTTGCCTATGTTGGCCATCATGTAGGATTGCAGGGCATCTTGGGCCTTGACGTATTCCTTTGAGCCTTTGCCGTGCTCGTCTTCAGCCTTAGCGATTGCCAGCATTAACTCGTCGCCGGTAGCTTTCTGAGTCTCAAGCGCACCATTGCGGGCCTTAAGTTCGCTAGTAGCGGCTGCCTTCTCCGGCCTTTTGTGCCAACCGTTAGCCCGCTTGAGTAGCGCGGCTGAGTTGGCTTCCGGGTCGAGGCTATCAACCTTTGACTCGTAATGCTTGATTAAGATATCAAGTAACTCTTCGTCAACTGTTGACTCGTCGCCTTCACCGGGCCGGGCAACCTGACCACCTTGGAAGGCTGCAAAAGCCGCTAAGTCAACTCCCGGCAAAGGCTTGCCATCGGTGTCGCTGAGCCTTAAAGCCTCATTGCCTAGACGGTTCTCAACAACAGAGAACAAGGACACGAACGTTTCCACATGTACTGTACTTTTCATTTTTTTGAAGTCTATGGCAGTAGACGCCACGCGAACGGGGGCCACGCATCGCGCATGGCTTGTCTCCGCCGCCGTTGTCAAATCTACCATAGGCGTCTAGCTTACTCCCGATTTGCGGGATGCGTCAACATGTATTTTCAATTCCTAAGTTTGTAATTTGAGGGGTAACTGTTGGTTATTGTTGACTAATAAATTAGTCAACGGGAAAAAGCGCGGGAGAGGGGAAGAGGCTCGTACGCGTATTTATATATATATATGTATATTATCATTATAGATATAGAAACCTTTAATCCCTCGCAACCCTCTTTTCCTTTTTTGTGTTGACTAACTTATTAGTCAACTATAATTAACAGTCAGCGTTCCGGCCTATCGTAGGTATACTTTACGGCGTAGACTATCATTGATACCGTGGGTAGTGGTTACAGATATACGTAGAGTACGTAATCCAGAGGGGAGGCCCAGAAGAAGATCGCTTACAGAACTATGACCCTCTCTGGCAAAATGACAAAAAATACAACCTAGGCTAACAGTTAAAAAATACCTTTACCAGTAGGCGGGTTTGGCATCAAATGTGCTTTAGTCGGTGTGGTTATGGATAATACCAAAGTTAGGTTTGAGGGGTTCTCTAAGAGAGCCGAGGAGATTTGTCGGGGTACGTCCTTGATGAGGTACTACTTTAGGAGGCAGCAATGGGAAAAAAGCTAGTACGGCAGTTTAAGCCGCATAAGGCTCCGGCAGGGGTTAGGGGCTACCGGCCTCAAGCGATTGCAGAACATCCCCCAGCAGCCATAGTGGACTACGGAGTACCCTCCATAGACCACGGGCTGCCGCAGAGGCCGCCTACACCCCCTGGAGCACCTACACCCCCTGTAGGCGATTTAAGAGGGCTACCCGAAATTCCCATGCTTGTCCCGTATCCCCCAACAACGGCCCAGATTCCCAGAACTATGGGTACTCCAGCACTACCCCCTGACTGGTATCCAGAAACACCCAACCGAATCTGGACTCCCCAACCTCAGCCAACAACAAGCCCAAGGCTACGTCGAAACACGGGCGAGGGAGACCTCCCCATAAACATACCCTCTGTCAACCTACCCACCACAACTACAACCCCACAAAGACCCTATCCACCTTATACACAACCAAACGTGGGCGTTGATACAACAGCCGAAAGCTACAACCTCCCCCCACAGCAACAGACAATCTACGAAAGACCCACCACAATAGACTACGGCCCAATAACAACCCCCATAGCTCGCCCCATACAAGAAGACGTAGGCTACATTGAACCCCAGCAATCTTACCCTATTACACCCGGCCCCCAAATAACCGCTACTGAACAAGCCTTCTACGAACCCCAACCCGTCGAAAGCGCATACGCCTACCCTATCCAAGTAGACTACCCCCAACCCCAACCTCTACCCCCCGACTTAAACCCCGACTTAAACCCCGACGAGATAACAAGCCTAATAGACACCCTCATACCTGAACAGCAGGAAACCAAAACTATCAACTTCCCGCAAGAAGGCCCACAATGGGTAGAAGACCCCCAAGCTTTGGCAGCACAAGAAGCCATAGATCAAGCAGGCTTCGACCAAACTGACCCCTCTATCTATCAGTCACAACCCACAATAGACGAAATCCCCGAACTAACCTACAACCAACCACAACAACAAGACCCCTTCGTCATAGACTATGGCCCAACCTACGGAGACCCTGTCGTACAAGAAACCACTCAAGCACCCTACTTACCACCAGTAGAACAGTCCATACAGGAGCTACCCGTAACTCAACCTCCAGAAGTGGGTATGCCGGAAATCCCGGTAGAAAAAATCGTAGATGAAACAGATGATACAGTAGCGGGTATGTACTACCAAACCCCAGATGTGGAGAATTTATCACCCGGCGGAGGTGTACAGGCTGGGGGCAACCTTTCTTGGGAAGACCTTCAATACAAAAACGCCCAAGAAAGTACAGGAATAAACGAAAAGTTCGCTATTCCCGGTGGCCCAGTCGAAAGAGACCCCGAAGGTGCAGCAGCTATCGCAGAAGCTTTAGAAGATGACACAGCTACCGACGCCACTATCCCAGCTAAAACAATCACACCAGAAGGCGTAGTCGTAGACGACTCTGGCAAAACTTACACCGTAGACACAGAAGCAGGCGTAGACATCGAACAGCTTCCAGAAACCCCGTTTGCTGGTGAAGTTGCAGAAGGCCCGATGGTTGACCCTACGGAAGCTACAGACCCAAAACCCTTTACACCGGAAATCGCTGATCCGCCTGCGCCAACAGAAGGTGTA